TTATCCTCTCTTTAACTTCTTCACTACTAATCTCTTTCAAGATTTGCCGAAGTTCGTCATCATCAAACTTGACATAATAGTTATCATAATGTTTCATTTGAATTCACACTCTACCATGATCTCAGTCAAACACGCAAGCATGTTTATTTCCTGATCCGCCACGAACGCACCCTGATACTGATACTTAGCAAGTACAAGCACAGCAGCGGGAATAGAACCCGGAACCAGGGAATCATAAAGAGCATCGTAAATACGACGCAAAAGGATAGAAATATCATTGTCCAAGTTAGAAACAATCCACTTCCGGACTTCCGAGAAATTTTTCTCTTTAAGGTCTTTAATAAGTTCATTTACAGCAACATCAGAGAACGTGGCAAGGATGCCAGAATCAATTTTACCACTAACAGAATATCTTTGACACTCATTTAATACACGTCTCCAATCAGGAAAGTGTTTGTTTATCAGTTCTACCAGGACCTTGTTATCATATTCAACACTTTCTGTATCCAAGATTTCTTGGATTCTTTTGAAGAACTGGGCGGCAATGGTTTGACGGTCTCTTCCCCTAATTCCGAATTCAACCACTGTGCAACGGGAATGAAGTGGTTCGAGGATTTTGTTTTTGTAGTTGCAGGTGAAGATGAATCTGCAATTGCCAGCGAACTCCTCAATAAACGCCCGTAGGAGGAGTTGTACATCATTGGATGTGTTGTCAGCTTCGTCAATGATAATGACTTTGTGTTTAGAATCTGACGTAAGTGATACGGTCGAAGCGAAGTTTTTCGCATTATTTCTGACGGTATCAAGGAATCGTCCCTCATCGGATCCGTTGATGACATAAACATCTACCCCAAGTTCATTACAGAGTGCCTTTGCTACAGTTGTTTTACCAATGCCTGGTGGACCGGCAAGTAGCATATTAGGAATCTCTCCTTTATCTAGGAAAGATTGAAAAGTTTTTTTAGTACTGTCAGGAAGTATACACTCTTCAATAGTTTTTGGTCGATACTTTTCGACCCAAATAAAATCACTCATAATTAAATCCAATCAGGTTTACGATCAGGGATGCGAAGATAATTATCCTTCACCCAAGGTTTAGATGCAATATACCGTTTATAGGCAGTAAACGTATCTATTGTATCATCAAATTTCCATTCGTCAGGCATGGCACGAGAAAAATTTTCTGCTTGTGTATGACAAACGATTGCCATTTTTGTTTTACGATGAAATAATTTTTTAGCCTCAAATAGAGTTTTAGCACAAGTATGAATCTTATCATATCGATAATGATATTCACTTGCCAATGCACAACCGTGTTGGATCAACCAGGCAGTGTTATAGATTGATGCTGCTGCCCACTTAGTAGAGGGATGATTACGAAAAGCACCTTTTTTAGTTGAATATGGAGTACCGTCTGCTTTAGGAATAGTGCCCCAATCATAATACCATTTTGAAAAAATGATAGAAAGCATTTGACAAGATTCCAAAGGCATTTTGACAACATGCTTGTCTGGCAATACCATTGCAGAATTTTTTGGACATTGCTCTGTGGCAAAAATGTTCATTCCAAAGGTCTAGTAAAGGTTTCGGTTACATGACTGGTTGCACCCATAGCATCATACATGTATCGAGAAGCATTCCAAGGACTTGTATGTTCTCCACAAGTAAAAACATCACATACTGCTAATCCATTTTCTGGCCAAGTATGAATACTAATATGACTTTCTGCAAGAAGTGCTACGGCAGTTACTCCATAAGGATCAAACTTGTGAGAAGAAATATCCAATAAAGTGCTTTTAGATAACTGAGCAGCATTCGCAAGAACATTACGAATATGTGCTTCATCATCCAAGAATCCAAATGGACATCCCTTCAATGTAAAAAGAATGTGTATCATCCAAATGTAGAGTCAGGTTCCAGAGCAATATAATACTTTAAATCATGATTAGAATTTGTAAATTGTGACAATAGTTTAGATGAAACAATGACATCATAAGCACCAGGAATGATTTTGATGTTTTCAATCTTGAAATTAAATGTGAACTCTTTATCAGTTTCACCAACAACCTCAGCATACTCAATGGAAGTATCGTTTTTCTTATCACGAACAACCAATTTAATTACACCTGCTTCTCCAACAGCACAAAGATCGGGAAGTTGATATACTGCTGCTGCTTTCAACAACTTTTCAAGTGTCACACTATCCAATTGAAAACAAACATCCTGTGATGGAAGTTGAATTGCTTTCTCGGGAGGAGAGATAATAACATTTGGATCAGCATAAAAATATTTAACCCGACGTTTACCCTCACGAATATTGACATAAGAGTCTGGAGAAAAATCCATTTCAGGATCTTGGTGGAGACTCAAACCATTCAAAAACTGATTTAAATCATAGATTGCAAAGTCACGAGGAAAATCTTCTTTGATTTCTGCCTCTGCCAGAATATTTTTAGCAACAGAAATAGTACGAAGTTGATTACCCTGTTTTACAAGAATCGATTGATTGATGGAAGAAAAGTTCTTGAGAATATTCAGAGTTTTTTCAGAGAGTTTCATTGTTTTAGAGGGAAGTTTCATTGATTATAAGTTTCGGTCGGAGGTGCGCTCTTATCACTGAAGTGTAGGAGAAGAACTGCATAATGCAGAATCTTAATAATATCACGACGAGCAGTGCCTTTCTTATCGTATCTAGAGGCATACTTGAGAATGTTAGATCGGCAGAATGCTTCACCATCACCACATGCTTCAATCAAATCAAGAGTCTGAATTTTATCATTACCAGCAGAATAGTGTTGCCTATATGTGCTGCTAATATACTCCTTTAATTCAGTAAGTATTGCATCCTCACTGTATTTCCAAAAATGTGGTTTGTCCATATTAAAATTAGTTGTTTTTGTAAAAGGGTCACTGTTTTCCCAAAAATCTTTGTGGTCGTCTGAGTTTGCAGTGGTAATCATTTCATCATATAGAAGTGACCAAGCATTAATCATTTGCTCTTTAGTATTCATTATATCATGCAACCTCCTCTGTTGCAACTTCTTCGGAAGGCATTTGGAATTCTACATCAACTTTGTCATACAGTTCAATAAAGGACTGCTTAGTCTCATCATCAAAACGATTGATGCAATTTTGAATTGCCTTTGCCTTATCATTGAAAATACTGTAGGCACGAATGATATGAGTCAGACGACGAGTACTGATAATTTCATCAATACCACCATCATAGAATGTCTTGCGGATGATGTCTGCCCAATCAACTAGACGAGAGATAAAGTTATCATCATCGATACCAAGACCATCGGCAATCTTAGAAAGAATCTTTGCCTCACTAGAGGGAGCAGGATAAGATTGCTCAAAGGTTACTGGAAATCTTTCTAGGAACGCTTCGTTGAGCACGTTAGTTCCAATGAATCGTCCGTCATCTGAACCTTTACCCTTAGTGTTTGCGGTTGCGATGACGTTGAAACCTGCACTGGGACGGATAAACTGTCCAATTTTCTTGAGGAAGACTCCATTTCCTTCAAGGATAGATTGGAGACAGAGAATTTTATTAGAGGCAAGGTCGATCTCATCAAGGAGCAGGATAGCTCCTCGTTGGAGTGCTTCAATGACTGGGCCATTGTGCCAGACGGTTTCACCATTAACAAGACGGAAACCGCCAATAAGATCATCTTCATCAGTTTCAATAGTAATGTTTACACGAATTAGTTCTCTACCAAGTTGAGCACACGCTTGTTCAACAGAGAAAGTTTTGCCGTTACCGGACAATCCCGTGATGAACGTTGGATAAAATAAACGGGACTGAATAATTTTTTTAAGATCACCGAAGTTGCCAAAGCGGACGAAGGTATCATCTTTCTGAGGAATAAGATTTTGTTCAATTGCAGGCAGTGCAGAAGGTGCCTGATAAGTTTTTTCGATTTGCTCTACCTTTTCTTGCGTAACTTCAAGATTCCATTTGCCACGACCAATTTTATATTGATCAAGTTTTTTAGTAATAGTTTGATAATTACCACTGTTCATCGCACACCAGGCACGAATATCACCACTTGTAATTGAGTTGCCGTAGAGTCCTTGAAGGGAGGTCCGGACGTAATCAGAAGACAGGGGCATGATGTAGGTCGTTTGTTTCAACTGAAGTTATTATAGTATGAATTGAGGCAAATTCAATATTGAGTGGACAGTTTAAGAATTGTCTAGTATCTCTTCAATTTCACTAATCAATCTTTTTTTGCTATGTCTCCTATCAAGTTCTACTCCCAGTTCTCTTCCATATGCCTCAAGTTCATTTTTATTCATTTCTTCTAAAGGACTTGCCTCAGTAAGAACTTCCTCTTCTGGAGTAACAAGAACTTCTTCTACAACAGGTTCTGGTGCAGGAGCAGATGCTGGTTTTTTTCCACCTAATAAATCTCCAAATCTAGACATTTGTTTTACCTATGACTATAAAAATATTTATCATGCAATAAGTTCTACAAATTCACCAAGAATTTTTTTATTCATTTTTTTGGATTTCAAACTTTTTGCAAATGCATTTTTAATCTGAGATTTGGTGGCAGAATCATTAACAGAGAACTCAGAGTTATTGGAAATTGCCGTGGAAGAAATACCAAAGTATTTGTGATAACCAGCATTAGTTAGAGAAATTGATTTCTCTTTTTTCCAAATTTTAGCAAGTTCATCTCTCTCAGAATAGTTTTTACAATATGCAATAAAAGAACTAATTTCTCTGGGAGGAAGAATACGAATACCAATAAAATTTACATCAGTTAATCGATGACGAAGATTATTAAGTAAAACAGTTGTAAAGTTGGCGTAGTGGTTATATGTATCACTTAGTTTATAAGTGTTTCCTGTCTTGCGATCACGAAGAAAAGAATTTTGAGACGGCCACATTTCACAAATTCTAGGTTCTTCTTCCCAAGGACGTTGAACCTCCTTGTAACATTTTAAAGGTGCTCCCTCACCATCGGTCAAAATTACACACTGAACTTTTTGAAGTTTGTTTTCTTTTTTGAACTTAGGCAAAATCTCATGCAAACACATAAGACTTTCATTCAAAGGAGTTCCAGACAAACCCATACCAATAGGAATATGATAGTTATTATAAACTCTAAAACTATGTACAATACGAAAAATATTTTTCATTTGTTTTTCAAGTTCTCTAGAATTTGTCTTGCTAGTAAGAATATTCATCAAAGAAAACATTCTACCTATAGAGAATACACCAAGACGATATTCTGAACATGACTTTGGATCATCAATGTATTTTTGATTTGGATAATCATTTGTAAAGGCATAGACATCAAAAGGAATATTGGTTTTTTTACAGAACCAAACAAGATTAAAAAGTTGTTTGACTGTATCAAGCATGACATCGGCCATAGACCCAGACCAATCTAAGACAAAAACAAGTCCATGATTTTTGCCATCAGGAATTATCGATACTTTTTTGAATAAGTCTTCATTGTATCGATAAGTGTGTAATTTGCCCGTATCAAGAATTCCAGTCCTACTAGTAGTAGCACGAGCATAAGAGTCTGCGGACTTACGGCACTCGAACTCTTTGACGAGGTAGTTGACTTCTTTTTGTGTTGATCGTTTGAATTCATTGTACTTTGCATCTACCCATTCAAAATCTTCATATGGATTACCTACCCATGACTCATGACATTTGTCATGAATTTCTTTGTTTGAAATAATAATGTTTTCAGTATTTACTTTAGGAATTTCATAATATGCAGTCTCTGTTCCCATCTCATCAATCAAATCTTTTAAAGATTCTTCAAGATTATCCATGGTTTTGACTTCGGGTTCTCCTTCATCACCACCCGTATTATCAATAGAATTACTTACTTCAGATTCTTCAGAACTACCTTCCTTTGTTTGATTTTCAGGATCAGAGTAACCGGGTTGCTGCTCAGATTGTTCACTAGATGTATTTTCACTTTCACCCTCTTCACCATTTTGATTCTGGGGGGTATTTGTTTCTGGTTGTTCAGGTTGTTCTTTTTTACAGAATTTATAAAGTGCTTCTGCGGCAAGTAGAACATCTTCAAAATCTTCACAACCATCAATCATGCGAACAATGGGCATCTCATCATATTCCCTAAAAGAAATATCACAGAAACTACCAATCTTAAAATAAAGATTTACTCGATCTGCAAGATTCATTTTAGAAACATCTTCAGACTCAATACAGAAAAAATCTTCATCAGAAAGTTCTTTGTATCCACGATAAAAAGTTTTGCTGATACCAGCATAACGACGTTTCATCAATTTCTCAATACGAACATCTTCGACGATGTTTACAAATTGAGGTGGAATCTTACGATCTTTAATCCAATTCTCATCAGGAGTATAGAGAGCATGACCGACCTCGTGACCCACAAGCATATCATAAACTTCATTACTTGCTTTCTCCCACATGGGAAGTGTCAGAACTCGTGTGTGGACATTAAAGCAAGCTGTCTCTACTTTCTTGTGCTCCACCATCAAGTCTTCAGTAGCAAGCAGTTTAGCAAGTTGAGACTTGATTTCGTGAGAGACTGCCATCGGTTCGTTTCAGATGAATCTAGTATAATACGAAACCTCTCGTTTCCGAGAGGTCATGTGACGGTTTTTCAACTGTCTGAGAGATTCTTTTCTGGATCGAAGACGACCTTTACAAGTTCCTCTACCTTTTTTATCTTTACCAGAATTGTGCTGCCAGTTTGGAGTCTTCATTTTATTAGACCATTATCTTTCATATAATGTAACGTATCCTTCAATCCACCAATATGCCTATACCCAATAGAAACTTGTGGATATTCTGCTTCGTTACCAAATTCGGAAGTAAAAGATTTTTGAGTAAAGTGTTGATCCAATTTATATTCTTGTATTTGTACTTCAAGGGTTTCTAAAAGTGTTCTGGCACGATCACACTCTTGACTTCCGTTTGTATATAAGACTACTGGACCCATTATTCTTCCTCCTGATATGTAATTGTTATTTTCTTTTTTACTACGCCATTATTATCAAATAATGTAGAATATTGTATTTCTCCATTTAACAATGATCCAATATTTTCAGTTAAGGTACGAGCAATAACTTTGTTAGTTGCTTTTTTCCATTCATCAGTCACGTTGCCTCCAATCATTAGGTTTATCTCTGTGGAACCATTCAGTAATGTCATCACAATCCAACCCCTGTTTATGATTGGATGGGTCGGGGTCACCTAAACCCATCCGATTAAGAAAATCATCCATACTGCCCTCTTGGATATCCTGAGCAGATTGTCTCCTTGCTTTTTTCAACATCTCATTTGCTGTTGTATTTGCCTTGGCAAGTTTTTGCGCCCAAACCATATCTTCAAGTTTTACATCTTCTCCGTTCGCAATACATTTACAAATAAACTCTAAACGAAGACGATATTGTGTTGAAAGCATATGTATTACACTACTTGTGGTATTTAGATCATTCTACTAAATCCTCTCACTTTGTCAAATTTAATGACATTAGCAAATTTATCTTCCAATCCAGATTTGTGAGAGATTACAAATATGTTTGCATCTTTAATAATAAAACGAATAATCTTAAGAAACTCTTCTGTTCCAAATCCATCAAGTGATGAATCAAATACTTCATCCATAATTAAAAGATTAGTATTCACAGAGTTCTTAACCCGTGCAACTTCTCTCCATGTAAATAGAAGCGCAAGATCAATTCTCATTTTCTCACCTTCACTAAAAGATGAATAAGAAAACTTTTCATGTATGGGAGATTCTACAGTTTCATTAAATTCACCATCAAGTTTAAAGTTGATGTAAAAATCCATCAGTTGAAGATATCTGTTTATCTGTTGATTGATAAATGGAAGATACTTTTTAATGATTTTTGTTTTTACACCATCATCTCTCAAAAGAGAATAAGCAAAATCGTAATGAATTAACTCTTCTCTTTTTGATGATAGATTTTCAAATACTTTCTGAAGACTTTCTCTAAACTCTTCTAATTTCTCATTTTCAGTATTTCTGTTTTGTAGGTTACCGGTAATAGTTTGAATTTCCGATTCAAGATCTCTGATCTGTCTCTGATTAAGACTGATCTTAGTATTGTTTTGAGAAATGCCATGCGTTAGTTTTGTAATCTCCTTGGAAAGTAAATTAAATTGACGCTCCCTTTCTTGTTCAGATTTAATTGTCTGTTCAAGTTCTTCGTAACCCTTTTTGAGTTCTTTTGCTTTTTTCTGAGCATCATCAATTCTATTTACACGAAACTCTTCTTCAATATCCTGTTGGCATGTAGGACAAACCGTATTCTCGGTGAAGAACTTATGTTCTTTGGTAATCGTCCCTACTTTTTGTGATAGTTTGCCTCTCAAGTTATTTAATTTTACTAACTTGTCTCCAGCACCAGTAACTTTTTTCTGTTCTT